TAGGATCATCAGTACGATACCATCGCCTTGCCGCAAGGTAATCCCTCGGTTCAAGCGGAACAGCAAAGCGCAATCGGTCTAAATTGTTCTCCAAATTGTTAATAACCTGTAAGTACGGCAGGGAGCTTAACGTGAAATCGGGAGCTAACGGAAGCAGGTCTATTTCGTAGCCACTGTTGAGCAGCAGGTCGGCCATATACTGAACATTGCCTGCCACCCGGTTGATATCCGTATAGTTGTAATGATCGTTTGCCGTGAAATCTGTCTTCGGGGTAATATAACTCATTTTCGTTCCTCCGGTCTTTATCCGACCGCCTGTGTATCGCAGGAGAGTCCGCCGTCAAAAACATATGCTTCCTTAGTAATCAAAGCCGGGCGGTTTTCCCCGTAGGCGTCGCAAATGACCGCCGTATCGCCGATCTCCCGCGCTGGATTTCCGCGCTCGCCCAAAGCATAGGTAAGCCTCCGTTGCACTATTGAAAGCAGCCAATCAGCCGTAGCCTGCCCATCTACCGCGACTGGATTTGTATAGGCCGCAATATGCTCCTGCTCGTCGATCCCAACGTCTTCAGCACGGTAAACGGTCTGTGTCTGCGCATACTCGTCTTTTACGGTAAGTTCGACAACGTTGACCTGTTCAGCTACCTTAATTTTCGCGACGCTATCCATGTTATCGTTGTCGAGCGTGTCGGTCGGACTGCTTATCACAGGCTCGGTAAATACCAGGCGGTCGCTTCGGTCAATGTAACAGGTGCATCTGGCCGCCTGTGCCAAAAGCCGAAGCGCCTCACGGCAAGTGCATTCCGGGAGGGCTTTGCCAACCATCCGGCTGCCTATGCTTTCCGGCATCAACACTTCAATACTAAAATTACAGTCGGTCAGCACCTGGCTTACCGCTTCGGCGAACGTCCACTGTCCGCTTGTTCCGTTTCGGAACATGGATTTTTCAAGCCAGTAAACTCTGTCATTAGCAGTGATTTTTGCGGTCAAGCTGCTATCCTCGGCTTCCGCCGTGGTGAAATAAAACCTCCCCATATTTACATACTCGCCGTTTATCCCGATGTAAGCGTCAAGGGGCTGCGCCTGCTGTAGATAGGCGTACAGCCCCTTTGGATTGATCAGGTTATACGCGTGGTTGCCATTGTCAATGGTGATGGTCAATTCCGAGGACGGCAGGCTTACCGCTATAGGCGACAGTTCATATGTCAGCGAACCACCCGTGATGTTGCTGCGGTCGAAATATTGTACAATTCCGAATACCACCTCACTGATACGCACCCTTCGGTAGGGCTCGGAGGTTTTCTGGAACTGAAATTCCACCCGCCTGTAGTTTTCAGTAGGGAGATTGATGATGCACTTAGCATCATGATTCTCTACATCCAAGCTGCTTACGACTTCTTCATTTAAGTCATACGTAACCACCCGGAACGCCGTGGGGTATTGGTTTGCCAGCGCGTCAAAGTATATTGTGAAGCCCACGCTCGACTGGTTGTGCGGGAAACTAAAAGATAGCACCGTCGGCACTGCATAGTTTCCGTTGCCATCGGAAATCGCACCGCTCCACCAGCCGGTCTGCGTACCGGTCAAGTCCTCCTGCGGCAGAGGGAATGAACCATCCAACCGCCAGAAGTCCCATTCAAAGGTGGCGTATTTCTTTGTGATTTCCGTAATCCCGTCGTGAGTTTGTTCAAGCTGCGTCAGCGAACAGGAATCGCTGCAATCCGGTACTGCGGTACCCGCCGCGTCCACGTCCACCAAATTAAACACAACCCGCATATCGCAGACGCGCATATCGGAGTAAGGGGCGAAGGCATCGGAAACCTGCTGCATTCAATCCACCTCCTGCGCCGACATCGACAGGGTGACGTCATGCCATACCGCGATGCCGTTTTTGAAGCCGAACACGCTCATGGTTGGATACTCAATCTCGAAATAACCGGAAGCGTCGCCCGAGGGGGAAGGGTACTCCACAAAATTAAAGCCATTGCTTCTCAGAATACCGATCAGCGAGGCAACGGTGTCAGCGGGTATGTAATCCCAAGATGCTTTGATGCTCACGCGATAGCCAATAACGTCTTTTACTACCTTGCCGGACGCCATCGTAACGCTTTTTGACACCGGTTGTGCCCCTACAGAAATATCCTTGGTACGGGGCAGAATTACCGACGAGGTTTTGCCCGAGTTATAAACCGTTATCTTATCCAAGAGCCACACCTCGCTGTTTTGAGACATCCTTAAGCGGGTCAAAGATAGTCTGCGCGATAGTTTTGCTATCTAATATCACCTGCAGGGTAATGGGTCGGCTGTTAGAACCGTTCGAAAAGGCAGAGGACAGCCCACCGACCAGACCGTTGACTAAGTTGGCTGTGTTTGTCGTATTAACGTCGGTTTCCATCGTTGTCGGGATGCTGTTTTGTATTTGCTTAGCTACCTTGTTCATCTCCGCTTCAAAGCCGACGCCGAGGCCCTGCGCCATAAAGCCGCCGATACCCGCGAAGACCGTGGAGGGCGAGTGTATTCCAAGCGCGCTTTTAGCGCCGTCTACAATGCTGCTGAAAAAGCCTGAAACCTTTTCGCTGATCCATGCACCCATTGCCTGAATACCCTGCCACAGTCCCTGAACAATGTTTTTGCCGATCTCGACTACGGAAGCGACCGCTTTGCCTAGCCCCTCGACAATCGCAGTTATGATTTGCGGCAGCGCGGCGATAAGCTGTGGGATGGCCCCGATCAAGCCGCCGATCAGCGCGATAATAAGCGTAATGCCCAGCTCGATGATCTGCGGAAGATTATCGGTGATAAAATTAATGATGGCGGTGATGATTTCCGGCAGCGCTTCAATAAGCTGTGGCAGCGCGTTTAACAAGCCTTCCGCAAGTCCCTTGATAATCGCCATCGCGGCTTCGAGAATCTTATCCATATTGGCGACAAGGGTTTCGCAGATAAGAATGATAGCCTGTACGATGGTAGGTATCAGTTCCGGCAAAGCGCCGGCGATGCCGGTCGCCAGCGTAATGATCATCTGTATCGCCGCTTCAATAAGCTGGGGCAGGTTATCAATGATGCCCTGCGTCAACGCCATAACCAGTTGTAACGCACCCTCCGTGATCTGAGGAAGCGCGGCAATCAGCGCCTGTAACAGCGTCATAATTATTTGCACCGCAGAGTCGATGATGACCGGAAGATCCGCAACAATGGCACCGCCAATGGAGGTTACGATGTCAAGCCCCACTTGAATAAGGTTCGGCAGGCTTTCCATCAGCATATTGACAAGGTTTCCAACTGTATTGCCGATCACTTCGCTGATTTTATTCCAATCCCCGTCGGCGTCGGACAGCCCTTTTGTGAAATCCCCGAGCAGTGATACACCGTCGTCGGCGAGTATTTGGAGTTGAGGGAGGAGCACCATACCCAGCATGTTCTTTGCCGCTTCGCCGCCCGACTTTAACCTCTGAATGCTGTCGTCAAATTTCCCGAGGGCGTTCAGCGAATCCTCCGACATGACAGCACCCATGCGTTTTGCTTCCTCGGTCAGTTCCGCGATACCTGCGGAGCCTTTTTGAATTAACGGATTCAGTTCCTGCGCTGACTTTCCGAAGATCTGCATTGCCAGAGCGTCTCTTTCGGTTTCGTTAGAAACCTTGCCCAGAGCGTCGATGGTTTCCCAATACACCGTCTCGCTGTCTCGAAGGTTTCCTTGGGAATCCATTACCGATACGCCGAGCGCTTTATATGCTTCTGCGAAATTTTTGGAACCATCCTTAGCACTCGACATGGACCTGACTTGCCTTGCCATACTTCCCGTAAGAGTCTCCATAGAGGTATCCACAAGCTCGGCTGCGTACGTATATGCCTGCAGACTCTCGGTCGACATACCGGTCACGGTGGCTTGCGTCAAGATTTCATCGGCATAAGCCGACGCATTTACCGTCGTATCCATAAGCGACTTGCCCGCGCCGACCGCAGCTGTACCGATGGCCGCAAGTGCTGCGCCCATTGTCACGCCGATGCCTTTCAGAACGCCGCCTAACTTCTCAAATCTGCCGCCCGCATCATCCGCCTGATCGGCGGATTTTTTGATTCCATCTCCGAATTTACCGGCCTGATCTTCGGCGCCATTAAATCCGTTACCGGTGCTGTCAAGCGCCTTTTTGTTATCGGAAAGCTCTCGCTCCATCTTGTTCAGTTCAGCCTGCGCGTTGTTAAGCTGAATCTGCCAATTTTGCGTACGCTTATCTGCTTCTCCAAAGGAAGACGAGGCATTCGCGAGGGCCTGTTCCAGAGTGGAAATTTTTTCTTTCTGCGTATCGATTTCTTTACCCAGTACCCGATTGCGCTCCGTAACGGCCTCGACCGACTTGTCCTGTTTATCAAACTGCGAAGTCACAAGGTTCATTTCGGAGCCAAGCACCTTAAAGGACTGGTTAATTTCACTGAGGGCATTCTTGAATTCCTTTTCACCCTCAATTCCAATTTTCAAGCCGAAACTGTCCGCCATGCCGTCACTTCCTTCGATTACGGAAATATAAAAAGTCATGCTTAAGAGGCCTTAAGCGTGTACAAATCCTGTCTTTTCATATACAATAATGAAAAATAATTTATATTTAAGGAGCAGAGTTATGTCCAAAATACCTGTTTGGCAGATGGTTAAAGAAGCTGTTATTGCGATTGGTAGTAATACCATTGCAAACGCAGATATAAAAAAATACATACTCGACCACTACGGCGCGGTAAACGAGGGGACAATCAACGCACAAATCACTGTCTGTTCTGTTAACCGTCAAAGTCGCATTAATTTTCCTGAAAACCACAGTCCAAGAATAGCTAACAGCCAGTATGACTTCCTTTTTAATGTTGACCGGGGATTGGTGACACTTTACAACCCAGATAAACACGGAAAGTGGGAAATTGCCGCTCAAGGCGGAAAATTAATTGTCAAAAAGTGTGACGATAACAGAAAAACAAATATCCCCACCACACCTGATCACACCCCTGTTTTTAGGACTATCCACCATAAACGTACTCGGTCTGATATCGAAAGACCAAACTGCGAAGCAGTCAAGCGCTATCTTGAGAAATGGGAAACGCTTGAGAACTACAGGGCACAAGAAAGTGCGCTAAATAAGCTGTTTTGGGAAGTCTGCCCATTAAACAACAACCTTGACGATGTTTTGCTTAAAGTGGCGACACTCAATACTTTTTACAGCACAAACATCTATAATGTTTTCGCTGTTGCCAGGCATATCGTCAGCCTTGATATTGACGAACGGCTCGAACGAGGCGATGACTCACTAGTTACGGATATTGCCTCTGGTCATGGAATTACAAATAATAAGAGCGGCAAAGAAATTCATTTTTTCTCGTTTGCCACCAAATATTGCAGCCACCACCGCCCGCAGATTTACCCCATTTATGACAGCTATGTTGAGGAACTACTGATCTATTTAAGAGACGCTGACGGTTTTTCAAATTTTCGCAGTGAGGCTCTCCGTAATATTTCTTTGTTTAAAGAAACTCTTCTGAAACTACAGAAGTTCTATTCGCTGGAATCGTTCAGTCTCAAGGAAATAGACCAGTATTTATGGCAGTATGGTAAGGAGAAATTCCCCAATACTTATGGGCATAAGCAGAACAACAACACTTAAATACCTATCGGGATTACATCATCAATTGATAGGTTTCTCTTTGGTTTCTCTATACCATGCCACTGTTTATGGCAGGTCCATAGGTCGAGAAGCAAACCCATAGGCATAAGCCAGAATTCCTCCGCACTCATGCTCATCTGAACCGTGCCGTAATAATAAAGTCGGGTAAACAACTCTTCGTCGCTTACCCGACTTCCACGTTTTTTGAGGGTTCTTCCTCGCTTTCTATATTTCGCTTGGTACCTTTGAACATAGCTGCCATAATACAATTTTTATACTCGGCAAGTTCCAGCGGGGAGGTCAGAAGTTCCACCATCTCTTCGGTTAAAAGTTCCTTTTTGTCATCCGGGTTTCTGAGGTTGTGTATGAGTCTGCTTTGATTTGCAAGCAGCGTGATGAGCCAGACGATCTCATCAAGCGCGAGTTCGAAGTTTTCCGATTTCATGAGCTTATCGCCCAGATTCTCAAGGCCACCGTAGCGCTTGGCGATCTCCTTGGTCGCCCTGGTAGTAAGGATCAATTCATATTCCTCGCCGCCGATCAAAATAGATGCGGCTCTATCGTTATCCATCTTTCAGCCCTCCTTACGGTGTCACAGGAAATACAGGTTCATAGACTTCCGTATACCAACCAGTAATTGTTGAGGCGGCAACGTCCGCGTCGTCCTCGCTAACCTCTGCCTTCCATGGATGATTGCCGTTGCCGTCCAGCTTGTTGCGACGAATCACCGTACCCTCAATCGTAGGCGTTGAAAAGGTGATGCTGTCACCTTTGGTGGCGAGGTTGGTCGCCGGAATACCGAATATGACCCGGTACAGCCAGAAATACCGGTACTTGCCGTTAGCCTTCTTTGCCCGAAATCCTACCGCCACAGGCGCGCCGCCGTCCTCACTTGCTGAAATCAGCACATGATTGTCGTCTATAGTAGCGCCGGTCAGATCCTCGGCTGCGGTTTGGCCTATATCGTCGATGCCGAGCGAAAGCTTTCCGCTTTTAAATTCCTTAACCACAGTCGCTGCCGAATCATCTGCATATAGGGTCGCTTCGGCGAGTTCAACAGAAAGGTCGGCCTTGATCGCCTTTGCCAAAGCGATAGGTGTCCCGTAAGTTTCATCGCCGTTTGTGCCTTCCGTAATTTTTGAGTAGTAGAGTTTATCCAATCCGATGGTTGCCATCGTCAATCCTCCAATCTATATTCTTTCGCTACGTCAATGGCATAATGGTGATAACCGGTATCATCTTCGTGCCCTACATACAGCCGGTCAGTTATTTGAATTTCAGCGGCAAGCAGGGCTTGGACGATACTGTTTTTTATTGCGGTATAACTGCCTTTTGAAAAAAGGGAAAGCCGGGCCTCTTGAATCTCGTGATGTGGTAGGTCGTCGGCATATAATTGAAAAACCTCGCTCATCGGTGTAATGACGAGGTAGGTATCGGGCGGCGGTTCGGAAAATACTACGGTTTCAATAGGAAGGCCGAGCGGCGCAAGTGTTATATTCAGTTCCTCTAAAAGGCTCATATACCGTCCACCTCTTTTTCAAATTTCGCCTTCATCGCTTCGATGCAGTCATTTTTACTGGCCGACTTGGCGGGTTTAAGAAAGGGTTTCGGAGACTGCCCGCTTTTTCCGTATTCCAACACGTTTGCGATCATGGCGTTCGTCCGCTCCTTATAGCTGCGTTTTCCTTTCGCGGCGTTCTGGTGCAGTCGCGGCTCAGTAAAGCCGATTTTTACATTATAATTTCCGTTGCGGTCTATCAACGCCGGAGATATGCCAAGAGAAGAAACCAATTCTCCTGTGGAGCGGCTTTCTTTTTTTAGTTCATTGCCGATTACGGCCTGGAGGTTGGATTTGACTTTAGCCTCCACAACCTCCCCGCCCGCTTCCAGCACCTTTGGGATAATTTCATCCGTTTTTTCAGCGAGTCTTGATAGCTTCAGCAGAAAATCTTCCGGCATTTTTATATTAACCTTAGCCATCCGCGCTCACAACTTTTTTCGCGAGTACCTCGATATACATCCCACGACCTTTTACATCCTCGACAGAGGTTATTTCAAACCGACCGTCCTCACAGACGATAGCCATTGAGGTTGTTACTTCCACGCCGGAGATACGGCGAAATCTGAACAAATCCGTCGCCTCCGAGAAAGCGGCGCGGTTAGCCCATATCCGGCTGCCGTGCCGTCCTTCCCGGTAAGCTCTTACCGAAGCGAGAATGTCTTCACCGTGCACACCAAAGCCCTCGGCATCTTTAGTTGTGACTGTTGAAACAAGGTCGATAAAGGTATTCATCTGGCCATAGCTCATACCTACACCTTCCAGTTCCGGTCGAGCCGGAGCAACAGGTTTACGGTATCCCACACCTGCTGCCCGGCCTGCACATTATCCGCAAAAAAGCCGCCCGTGCTGCCATCCCTTGATTCATAAAAATGGGAGGACAGCATAATGACGGCCTGTTCAGTGGTTGGTGGTAGGGCGTTTTCCTCATAATAGCCCGCCGCAATGTGCTGATAACTCTCAGCGTATGAAACGGCGGCGCGGATGTAACCCTTTAGAAGGTTGTCGTCCGCGCCATGTTCCAGTATGAGATTCGCCTTGGCCTTGGGCAGCAAATCGTCAATCAGCGCCATACCGCCTTACCCCTTCCTTACGATGCCTTCTGCTGGAGGACCTTGATCGCTTCCGGCAGAATCAGCTTACCGTCCACACGCTGGGTAGCGACGAAGCCTACCTGCCCGGTGGCGGCATAAAGCTCGTTGAGCCTCTTGAACACGCGGCCCTGACGATCGGCTACCCAGTAGTAGCTGAAATCGCCGAATGCGATGGTCTTGGCAGCCGCTTCGATAGCAGGCGCATACGCCGAAGTATACAGCGGGCGGTTCAGGATGGTGTCGGGTGTACCGGCCTGCAAAGAGGGTTGCCACAAATACTGCCCTTGATTGTCCTTCAGCTTGCGGATTGCCTTCACGGTGGCGTCGTTCATGACGAACACAGCTTTGTTGCGATAGGGCGCCTTCAGCGAATAGAACAGGTCAAGCACCTCATCGATGGTGATAGCCGTGGCGCCTGCCGTGGTCACGCCGATTTGAGCGCCGCCGGAAACGGCGAGAATACCGGTCGGTTTGCCGGTACCGTCGCCTGTGAAGAATGATTCTTCTTCTTTGTTTCCGATTCGCCGGGCAAATTCTTTGGATATATAGGTTTCAAGGTTGAAAACGCTATCATTCAGCAGTTCCTCGGAGACTTTGATCATTGTTC